TTTCTCCCAGGCAGCCGCAGAAGTTGCCTGAGTCCAAGAAGAGCCGTTAGTCGTATACCAAACATCATTTATTTCACTAGAAGATGTAAAACCACCAAAAACCCACATTTTATTATCATAATTCAGTAGACCAAACAAATACCTACCTGTCCACCCAGCGCTTGAAGTAGCTTGAGTCCAAGATGTCCCATTAGTTGTATACCAAACATTTCTAGGTAGGTTGTTATTACTGTCAAAACCGCCCATATGCCACATCTTTCCGTCAAAAACAATTGCTTGACCATAATTTCTGGCTCCCCAGTTAATAGAAGCAGTTGTTCGAGTAAAACCAAGTCTTTTAGGTTCTGCAGAACCGCTGAGGCCAAAGATACTCTTGCCTTTAAGTATATTACTTGCTATGAAATTGCTGTCCGAGTATTGTACACTATTGGTAGTTGACCCGTCATAATAGCCAGGCTGGGGTCTAAATCTTAAAGTTGTACCGCTCACAATTCTACTTTGCGCTGTTACATGACCAGTCCTATTAGGCATAGACCCCGTTATTTCTCCTGCGTCTGTTGATGCAGTTTTACCAGAGAGAAGGTCAGACGCAGTAGCATTACCAGTTGCCCCTTCACCCTGTAAGATAAAATTTGTGCCATTGTACCTCAATGTATAAATGCTGCCTGCTATAAGTTTCCCAGCAGTTAAAGCATTCCCTCTTGGGTCTCTTATAGATTTAGCACCCTTGCTGTTAATATTTATCGTTGAAGCACCAGTGTTGCTCGCATTGATTTTAACCGCTACAGCCACCCCTTCTGTATAACTAGTCAGGGGTGGATTTAAGGTTACTGTATAAGTGTTTGCCGACCCTGATGCAACTCCATAGGGTATTTGTAAAATGTAATTTTCGAGGTGGGAATCCATTACTTCCTTATTAATAAGTGCAACATTTCCACCAGAATTTCCAACAAACACTTCCTTCGTGTCAGTGCAAAGGGCAGGTTCTCCCACATCTAAAGCAGGCAGATTTGTTTTTAGCCCTCGCCGTATTTGTATTTTATTGGCCATAATCTTTAACCCCCTTCCTAAAATGTGCCGCCATCAATTGCCCCACTAGCTGGAATATAACCTAATGATCTTACAAAGGCGGTTGTGGCAAGTCTGGTTGAATTATCCTCGGAACTGGGCGTTGGCGCTGTTGGAGTGCCAGTAAACTCAGGACTATCTATATCTGCTTTGCCATTCCAAGTGTTTTTTTCCGCATCCGATACAAAACGATGGGTAGAGCTTTGCGTAATCATAGTAGCTACATGGCTTGCTGGATGAGTATAATTATTGGCACCCGCGGCCACCCCATCAAGCTTAGCTTTATCTCCTTTAGCCATCAAACCGTCAATTCCAGCTGTGGCTTTAGGAATTGCGTTTGCGGAAATAGCAACCCACTCGGTTCCGCTATATCGATAGGTGTAATCTGTATCTTTGACATTCACTGTCCAACCGTCTTGAGGATTAGGATAGGTAGTAGCGATACTTGCATAGGTATCAACCGACTCTTTCCAGTCAATATTTGTCTCTAAAGTGGAGAACTTGTTATCAATTTCATTTTTTGTGTATTTATCAGACCAGTTGGCTTTGTCTTGAGTTGTTACATGAACAGAGCTATTTCCAGCATGATTTGATATATCAGTATTTAGTGCTGCAATGGTTTTTACTGGAGCGTCATACCAGTTGGTTTTACCGGTGATGCTTTTGATGACTTTTGCTAGAAAAGAAAACAGCTGCGTCAGAGTTCCTGTATTTGAAACTGTAGCAGCTATCCCTTGGTCTATGGTTCTGTTCCCAATATTTTCATCTGTTATCTCATTTGCTCCAATATCGGGATTAATAAGTACCTTTTCTGTACCATCCCCTATATAGAGCTTTTTTGTATCAAGGGTAAAAGCCGGCTCTCCCGCCTGGAGACTAAGACTTGGCAGGTTAGTGCTTTGCCCTCGTTTAAGCTTAATTGTTGCCATAACTCACTCCTCCTTAAAATTCTCCACCATCTGGTGAATAGTCTACATATGTTTCAAAGAAGTCCCCAGCATCAATAGGTATAAACCCTAAGTTTTCCTGCAGCCACCGGACACGATTAAGCAATTCTCCAGCTTCTGCGTCACCGATTAGGCTTTCAATTTGTGCCAAGTAATCCTCGGCTCTTGTGCTGTATTCCTCTTGCTTAGTTAAAAGTTCAGTTTCAAAAGTAGAAGTGGTAGTTGTAAACCAGGCATTCATATCAGCAAGCCACTGTGCTTTTGCAGCTTCATATTCATTTAGAAACTGAGCTAAGCTGTTTTCATACCAAGCCTTCGTAGCTGTTGTCCATGCCTCCATTGCAGTAACCCAGTCGGCTTTGTCTCCCTCATACCCATCTAAAAAGGCATTTAGTTCAGCGTCATATTGGCTGGTTCTTAAATTAAACCAGCTTTGATATTGGTTAAAAATCGCTGTAGTATCAGCTTGCAAGATAGAGTTCACAATACCGCAGCTTTCTGTATCAAGCCTTGTATCAGTAATATCCGCTTCCCGTATTTCATAAGCCCCTTGAGCAACATAGATATTGGCAAGCCCCAGCTCATAGATATCTGCTCCTCGTTCTAAGGAAGGAGCTGTCGGATTTGAATTTGGTATCCCTTCTTTTATATAGATTCGAATATTCCGATCTACTTGGCTCCATCTAAGCACTACCTTGTCTATTCGGGGTTTTAGTCCATCGGCAGTAGAAACTTTGAGGATTAATGTATCGGTGTTTTCATATAGATATCCATTAATATAGCCTGTACCCTTGTGGGCTTTTATCTCCATCCTGTCATAGGCAGCAATTCTTAAATTGTCTGCAGGCAGTGGAAAAATGCCGTTAGTGATAAACTTTGAAAAGTAGCCTGCAAAAATCTCCGCCTTGTATTTTCTATCACCTGCCACTGAATTAAAAAAAGCGCTTCGTTCCATCAAACCACCCCTTTCAAGCGTTCTCCCAATGTGGGTAATGGATCGCCAAAGACTAAGTCCACATGAAGGCCGTCTGCATCGTAGGTTTCTATTATTTCCGTTATTCTGAGCCTTCTAGATATACCAAGTAGGCTTGATTTTACTGTTACAATATCTCCCAAATCAAAGTCTACTCGATAGACTAGGTTACTGTTGGTGTTGGCAACCGCATCAAAACTCTCCCGCCTGCGCCTCTCAAAAAGTCTCTCTTTACCTCTCAGTTCTAGAGCTTTTAGGTATTGCTCATTGTTTTCATATTCGCTTGATCTTAGGTCCTTGGCATCAACAAATATTTCCTTGCGGTTAAATCCCACTTCATCCCCAAGCACCACCATCAGTCTGCTGCTGCCTTCACCTTCTCCAGCAATCTTGGCAATGTTGGCATAATCCTTAATACTATCGGTGTAGTTTTGTGAGAGCAGATTTTCAAATTCCCTAGAAAAAACAAAGGGATGCTCACGTCCCATATATAGTGAAAGTAAAATTCCATCCTTGGTTAAAACTGCCTTAATGCCAATCCCAGCTTCGCTTATTATCCCTGTGACTGTTTCGAGCAAGTTCTTAAAGCTAACCTGCATGGAGATGTTTTTTCCAATCAAAATACTTTCATAACTAAGGCCTGGTATGCACCTGTCTGTATCGCCCGGGTTAATGGCATGATTATTGATTAATTGTCCAATACACTGGCCAAGATCTCCTTGTAGGTTTTCAGTGTCCCAAATGATTCTACTTTCAAGCACTACACCTAAAAAACGTCCACGCACAGTAATTACTTCTTGTTCCACCGATTCAATTAAGATTGTTTCTATTATTGCACCTTCATTATCGTTGATCTTTGCTAAAATGTTGCCAAGGGATAAGAGGGGTAAGTTTTCCGGTGCGCATTTTAACTCAAACTCCCCAACAATTGAATATCTCCTAACCCAGCTTAAATAGGAGTAGCTTTCAATATAGCCAATTCTCTCATAATTCCTGTTATATACATTAAGCAAAAGCTACACCCCCAAATACTGCGGTCTAAAATACACATTGACTTCTAAGTTATTAAGGTTTTTCTTTGCATCATAGCGAAGGAGGTTAGTGCCCACTGCAAGCTGCAGGAAGTCGGAGTTTTCATCAAGACTGGCAAAGGCATTAGTACCGCCTTCTAAGCTAGATAACACTCGCTTATTGGCAAAGTGGGTTGATATGGTGATAATTTCTCCTACCTGCATCACCCTGTTTAGCTTGATAAATTTACCCGTTACCACATCAATAACCATGGGATCTTCTACAATCCCCTGGGCAATAAACTCGAAAGTTGCTCCACAAGGCACACTGCCTACATTTTCAACAGGGATGATCAGGCTCTCCTCACGAAAGCCCATCTCGATTCCTTCCTCAACTGGTATCTCTAATTCAAAGCCAAAATTTGGATGCCAGCCGGCTAATAGTTTAGTTAGTTCCTCCACCGTTTCAAAATAAGGTGAGGTGCAAAGGAGGCTAATAAAAAAAGCAGGAGTCTTCTGACTGTCTGCCTTAAATACCGGAGCTTCTTCAACAATGCAGGGAATGCTTAAATTCTTAAAGATCAGCCTTCCTTTATATTTCGGGTTAAACGAATTTAGTAGCATTTTTCTAAGTTCATAGGCTTTTTCGATGGAGTCTGCCAGTATCCTTCCCTCAATAGTGATATTTCTCATATCTAGACTCCCGGAGACAAACACACCGCCATCTTGGTTAGGAGCTTTAAAGGTGGAGATAATATGCTTTACTGCACCTGTGCCGTCTATGCTTTGTAAAAAGAGGGGTTTTCTTTGCCGCAAAGTAACGCTCTCTCCGGCATCATTAACATAGGTTAGTTCCAACTAGATCACCCCCATTGCAAGTTTTCGAGAGGTTTTTTGAAATTCCCTGGCTAGCTCCCGCTCTGATAAAGGCTTGGGAGAGATAATCGTTATATTTTGCGTGATACCCCCAGCCCCTGCTCTAGTAATATTTGCCCCGTCTTTTAATTCGATATCTAATCCCGTAATGTTTAGTGCTGCCTCTGCTTTTACTTCGTTTACTAGCGCGTTCATACTATCGATTAATCTTTGCCTACTTTTATCAATACCATCAGCAAAGCCTGCTCCAATTTGCAGTCCCACTTCATCTCGGAATACCCTTGAAGGCGAGCTAATGCCAAGAGCTGATTTGGCTGCATCAAGAGCTGCCCGAGCAGCATTGGCCACTGCTCTTGCCAAGCTTTTAGCAGCATCCATTACACCGCTGGTTATGCCGTCAATAATGTTTCTGCCCACGCTCCACCAGTCAATATTAAATGCCGCCTTCATGTTGTTTACCACTCCAGTAATTAAAACCGTTGCTGTAGTTTGAAGTCCTGTCCAGATATTGATGAAGATATCTCTAATGCTGTACCAGATGTTTTCAAAGTTTGCTTTAGTATTTTGCCAACTGCTGAGAAAGAAGTCGCTGATAGCATTCCAAATTCCTATTGCTGAAGTTTTAATCCCTTGCCATACTGAATCGGCAATTCTTGAAATATCACCCCAAGTTTGTTGGAAGTTGCCTTTAACAGCGTTAAAGTTCTTCAGGAAAAAGTCATACATCGCTGTCCAGACTGTACTGGCAGTTGCTCTTATGCTCGACCAGACATTTATGGCAATATCATTAATTCCTTTCCAGATTGCACTAAAATTATCGCTAGTTTGCTTCCAGCTTTCCTTAAAGAAAGCTTGCAGTTTTGTCCAGATTTCTTCGGCGCTAACGACAATTTTACTCCAGGACTTAATTGCATTACTGGTAAGTTCATTCCAAGTAGCTTCAAAATCAGTAGGAATCTCGTTTTCCATGCCTTTTTCTACTTCATTCATGTTATTTGCAAAGCCCAGCCCAATGCCAAGAGCCATATTTGTTCCCATTTCAGCAAAGACAGCAGATGGAGAGCGAATTCCCAATAACCCTTTGATGCCACCTACAATATCGCCGACAAAACCGCTGATTTTATCTTTAACCCAAGTAATCATGGATGCAATCCCATCCCATAAGCCTAAGACGATGTTTTTGCCTACCTCCACAATAGAAAGGGCAGCTTTGCCAATGCCTGCAATAATAGCTGTGACGATTTGGGGAAGGTTTGCGATCAGTTGAGGCAAAGCTTTAATAAGGCCTGCCGTAAGCTGAATAACAAGAGCTATACCCATTTCAACGATAAGAGGGAGGTTTTGCGTAATAAAGTCCACGATACCCGTAATAATGGTGGGCAAAGCGGAAATGAGCTGGGGCAAGGCATCTAAAATCCCTTGTGCCAAACCCATTATTAATAGCAGTCCAGCATTTAACAGGACGGGGAGATTGTCCAGTAGACTCTGCACTATTGTTGTAATAGCGTCTACAGCAGCAGGTATTAATTGTGGCAATGCCAAGCCTATACCTTCTACAAGCGCAGTCACCAGTTGCACCGCCGCATCAATCAGAAGTGGAAGGTTTTCAATTAGCGCCACCACAATGGTCATCACCGCATCTACTGCCGCAGGAATCAGTTCAGGCAGTAAGTTCAAGAGTGTCTCCAACACTTGCGTGAACAGGCTCGTGACAGTTTCCAACAACATCGGAAGCAGGTCACCTATTGCTGTTAAAATTGCATCGAACGCAGGCGGGAGTGCGGTTACGATGTTTTCTAAAACAGGCACGATATTTTTAACGACTGCACGGAATGCATCCACAAGATTTTCCGTCAAATTTGTCATGTCTGCATTAGCGTTACCGAGTCCTGCTGTAAAAGAGCCAAGTGCAGCTTGTAATAACCCAATAGAACCAGAAATGGTCTCAGTTGACTCTCTCGCAAAGTTTCCGGCATACTGCTGTGTGTTCTCAAAAAACATCTGCATTGCGACTTCCGCTTTTTCCGCTTGTGTAGCGGTATTCCAAGTGAAATCTAGTCCCTTAGCAAGAGCATAAGCTTCGATGTTTGTAGCATTCATGGCAACACCTAAGTTATCCATCATGGTAAAGTTGCCTTTTGCCGCTCCCGTAACCGCTTCCATGGCAGAAGACATATCTATACCCATAACAGATGCCATATCTGCTGCACGTTGCATCGCTTTTTCGGTCAATTCAAGACTTTTTCGCTGTTCAATGCCAGAGCCTTGGAACAATGCACCCATTTTATTAGCTGTTGCCAAATACTCACTTTGGGAAATTCCGAGATTTCTATAGGCTTCTTCACCGGTCTTTTGAATTGAAGCAGCATATGCTCCAAAGACTGCTTCTGAGCCACCTAGGTTTTGCTCCAATTCCCCAAACTGGGTAACTACCTCTTTACCCAATTTTATAGCAGCAGCTCCAGCAGCAACTGCAACTGTGCCCATAGCCACACCGATGCCCTTGAGTATACCACCAAGCTTTTCAAATTTACCTCCAGAATCTTCCGCACTTTTGCCTGAGTTGTCCAACTCTTCACCGAGATTATCTGCTTCAACCGCAGACTGCTGAAGTTCACGCTCCATATTATTGAGCTCTGCCTGAGCTCTGTTCAGCTGAATCTGCCAGTTTTGAGTGCGGCGGTCATTTTCACCGAAAGAGGAGGTGGCATTATCAAGAGCGGCCTTAAGGGTTGAAATCTTTTCTTTCTGTGCGTCGATTTCTTTATTCAAAACCGCATTACGAGCAGTGACCGACTGGATGGATTTATCGTTTTTATCAAACTGGCTGGTCACAAGTGCCATTTCACTGCCCAGCACCTTAAAGGACTGATTGATATCTCGTAGGGCGTTCTTAAACTCACGCTCGCCCTCGACGCCTATTTTCAATCCAAAATTGTCCGCCATACCTTCACCTCCTCCTATATGCCTGGTGGGATAATATCGTCAATCGTTCGAGTTTTCTTCGGCTTTTCGATCCCATGCCATTGCTTGTGGCAAGCCCATAAATCAAAAAACAGTCCAATTGGCATAAGCCAGAATTCCTCTGCGTCCATGCCCATCTGAACTGTTCCATAATAATAAAGTCGGGTAAAGACTTCAGCGTCCGTTACCCGACTTCCATGTTTTTTGGAGTTTCTTCCTCACTTTCCACGTTGCGCTTTGCACCTTTGAACATTGCTTCGGTGATTGCACTTTTATATTCCGCCAAATCAAGCGGTGAGGTAAGAAGCTCCACTTCTTCCTCTGTCAACAATTCTTCTGGTGCGTTCTTATTCTTAAGATTACGAATTAGAATGGACTGGTTTGCAAGCAATGTGATTAGCCAAACTATCTCGTCCAGTGCCATCTCAAAGTTTTCTGATTTCATCAGTTTTTCTCCAAGATTTTCAAGACCACCGTAACGACCAGCAATTGCCTTTGTTGCACGTGTAGTTAAAACCAGTTCATACTCTTTGTCACCTATTTTGATTGCGGCACTTCTCTCATTATCCATCATTTCTCCTCCTATGGTTCAGGTGTATATACGGGTTCATAAACTTCAGTGAACCAGCCTGTTATGGTGGACGATGAAACACCGGGGTCACCTTCTGTGACTTCTGCTTTCCATGGGTGCTTGCCCAACCCATCCAGCTTGTTCCTACGCATAACTGTTCCTTCAATAGTAGGTGTAGAAAAGGTAATGGAATCCGCCTTTGTCTGTAAGTTGGTTGCTGGTAGTCCAAACTTAACACGATACAACCAAAAATATCGGTATGTTCCATTGGCCTTTTGCGCACGAAACCCCACTGCAACAGGTGTACCTACACTCTCACTTGCAGAAATTAATACCCCATTGTCGTCGGTGGACGCACCAGTTAAATCTGCTGCTACTGTCGGGCCAATGTCATCTACACCGAGAGTGAGTGTACCGCTGTTAAAGTCCTTCACAACCTCGGCAGCACCATCATCGGCATACAGAATTGCTTCCACCAATTCTACCGAAAGTTCGGCAGTAATGGCTTTTGCGAGTACCGAAGGCACACCATAGGTTTCCTCGCCATTTGAGTCCTCGGTTATTTTTGCATAGTACAGTTTATCCAAACCGATAGTTGCCATATGTTATTCCTCCATTCCATAGTTTTTCGCCACGTCGATGGCGTAATGATGATATCCAGTATCATCCTCGTGACCAATATACCTACGCTCAGTCACTGTAAAATCATCGTTTAACAAAGCCGTTGTAATCTGCCTCTTTCTCTCTAAGTAATTGCTCTTGGAAAATAGTGATATCCGTGCTTCCTGCACATCAAAGCCAGGGCGGTTATCCGCATGAACTTCAAAAACATCCGAAAGTGGGAGTATCACCACGTACTCATCCGGTGCCAAACCTGAAAAAACCCCGGTTTCTACGGGGATAGGTATTGCTACCAGAAGTGTATTTAGCTCCTCTAAGATATTCATATTTTATCAATCTCCTCCTCTAGCTTTGCGATCATCGCATTGATACATGGTTTCCTAGATGCAGTTCTCGCAGGCTTTAGGAAGGGTTTTGCAGGCTGACCATGCTTACCATATTCAATGATTGTAGCAATTTTAGCATTGCTCTCACCATCAGAACGTGGCTCGGAAAAGCCAACTTTAACATTGAAGTTTCCGTTTCTATCTTGCTTTGCACTTGAAAGTCCTAGTGAAGATAGTAGCTCCCCAGTGCTTTTGGATGGATATTTTGTATTCTTACCAATCACTTTACTTAGATTTCCCTTAACTTTATCCAATACCACTTCACCGCCAACTTCCAGAACCTTAGGAAGAATTACATCGGTCTGGTCAGCTAATCGTGATACCTTTAAAAGGAATTCTTCTGGCATCTTTATATTCACTTTTGCCATATCCATCACCTCACGGTTGGTTCTATCTTTTCTGCTAAAACCTCGACATACATACCTCGGTTTCTAACATCATCAACACTTAAAATCTGATATCTGCCATCATCACAAACGATGACCATTTCACTGGTCACCCTAAGGCCAGAAATTTTTCTAAACCTAAATAGGGAAGTTGCAGAAGAAAATGATGCCCTATTTGCCCACCGATCACTGCCATGCCGATCTTCCTTGTAGGCACGTACACTGGCAAGTGTGTTATCGCCTATAGCAGCGAAACCATCCTTGTCTTTAATAGGCTCTGTACTGATGATATCAATAAAGGTGTTCATCTTTCCAAAACTCATAATTTACACCTTCCAATCCCGGTCTAGCCTAAGAAGTAGGTTCACCGTGTTCCAAACCTGCTGCCCCGCCTGTACGCTATCGGCGAAGAAACCAGCCGTCGAGCCATCTCTGCTTTCGTAGAAATGACTCGACAGCATGATTACTGCCTGTTCAGTAGTTGGGGGCATAATATTCTCAGTGTAATAACCCTCAGCAACATGCTGATAACTTTCCGCATAAGAGACGGCGGCTTTGATGTAATGCAGCAGAAGTCCATCGTCTGCGTCATGCGTCAGGATCAGATTTGCTTTTACTTTAGGGAGAAGATTATCAGTTGTCATGCCGTCCGCCTCCTTCCGGTCATTCTTCGTCTGCAGCCATTAACCCAGCCGCTTTTAGTTTAGCGAGCAGAGTATTAAAATCCGTGACAAGAGTGGCTGTATCCTCGGCTATGCTGTCGGCTTGATTAGCAGCCATTTTTACCAGCCCAGAGACTGACTCCGTAGCATCGGTAGGATATGTTGGAGCATACAGCTTACCATCTTCACCAATTTTGATTTCGACAGTATCACCCTCACCAGCAGCTGCGGCTTTTACACCACCGAGAGTCTCCTCTGTTGCCACGAGAAGTGGATCTGCGGAGAGCCCCGTTACCGAGGCTCCTTCCTTGATTTCAAGTGTTCCGCCTATAACAGTTTTTTCTCCGCCTTGTTCGGTATAATTCTTAGTGTTATAGCTCATAACGCACCTCCATTAAGCTTTCTGCTGAAGTACTTTTATGGCTTCAGGTAGAATTAATTTTCCATCCACACGCTGAGTTGCAACAAAGCCTACTTGGCCAGTAACAGCATAAAGTTCATTAAGCCTCTTAAATACACGACCCTGACGATCAGCTACCCAGTAATAACTAAAATCACCAAATGCGATACTCTTTGCAGCTGCAGCAATAGTTGGCATATATGCAGAAGTATACAATGGTCGATTAAGGATAGTATCCGGTGTACCTGCCTGTAAGGAAGGTTGCCATAGGTACTGTCCTTGACCATCCTTTAGTTTACGGATTGCTTTTACAGTGGCGTCGTTCATAACGAATACAGCCTTATTACGGTAAGGTGCCTTTAATGAATAGAACAGATCAAGTACCTCGTCCATAGTAATTGCCGTAGCACCTGCAGTAGTCACACCAATTTGGGCACCACCTGTAGAAGCAAGGATACCTGTCGGTTTCCCAGATCCATCACCGGTAAAGAACGCCTCTTCCTCTTTGTTACCGATACGTCTTGCAAACTCCTTAGAGATGTAGGCTTCAAGATTGAACACAGAATCGTTGAGAAGTTCCTCGGAAACTTTGATCATGGTAGCGAGTTTGTAAGCTCCTATAGAAACCTGTCCGAAACTATCATCGCTATCTGGGATAGTGCCTTCTTCATCCACCCAGGAAGCAGTACCTTTTGTAGCTACAACAGGAATTTTCCTATCGCCAGAAGATGTATTGATAACATTGGCCAGTGAACGGAAAATGTTCTCTTCCTCAAGAGCCTCTACTAAGGTACGTTCAAACTCGTCAGGCACAAGATAACCACCTTCGGAGTCTGTACCTATTTGAAGGGCATTTCTTACGTTTACATCAAGGCCTTCACCTGCACGAGTACGCATAGCATTCCAGAATGCTTTCTTGTACTCTGCAGACGCACGTCCTGTCTTATCTTCAGCATGTTTGGACGGTGTGTTTGTAATAGGGCTACTAGTGGCTTTGGAAAGTTCTAAGTCAATAACCGCCTGACGTTCCAAACGTTCTATTTCCTTACCAAGTGCAACAACTTCAGCTTCCATCTTTTCATAGGTTTGTGTGTCCTCTGCGGATAACAATCCATCACCGCCACGTTTTGAATCAAGGAATGCCTTCGCCGCATCCCAAACCTTAGCGCGTTTCTCGCGCAATTCAAGAATTTTACTCATTGTTATTTCCTCCTTTAAATTAGTGAGAAATTAAAGAAAGCCGCTTATCCAGCGACTCTATAGGTGTACCTGTCTTTTGTTTTTGTTTTTTGGGTAGTTTGCTAATAAGTGAGTTAGTAACCGCCATCCTGCTAAAGATAAGGCTATCCGTCAAATCCGGTGTTTCATTTTCCATAAACATGATCTTATCTGCAAAACCCAGTTCGATGGCTTTATTTGCATTCATCCATGACTCTGCATCCATCAGATGAGAAAGCTTTGTTCGGGAAAGACCAGTCTTTAACTCATAGGCATTAATAATACTTTCCTTAACCTCATCTAATAGAGCTTTAGCTCGCAGCATTTCCTCGCTATCACCGATGGCAATGGTCGAAGGGTTATGAATCATAATCATGGATACCGGCGACATATATACATCTCCACCCGCCATTGCAATAACGGAAGCTGCACTTGCCGCAAGCCCGTCAATTTTTACAGTGACCTTTCCTGTATAGTCCATAAGCATGTTG